GGCGCTGAGCGGCGAACTTGATCCCAATGCGCCGCCGCAACCCTCCTTCCTGCCTGTCGCGGCCGTCGCGGCGGCGCTGGGGATGCCCACCGGCCCGGTAGCCTATTCAGCGCCCGCGAATATCGGGGCGAATGTCCTTGCTTCGGCAGCGGCCTATGTAGCGCCGGCTCTGTCGGCTCCAGGGGTGTCGCCCATTCTCAATAATCCCGTGACGGCCGGAGCAACAGCGCCGAGGATGATGCCACAGGACGTCATACCCGCCGCGATCGTCAGAGCAACGGCGTGAAGCCCTTGCGCCTGGACGCGCGGAATCAGCGCCCGGACCCAATTATGCTGGCAGTGCTATGACGCCGCATCGGAAAGGCAATGAATAGTCAATTCATCGTGCACGTAACGGCCGCGGGAGAACGATGGGATCTACTGGCGTGGACTTTTTACGGCAATCCGACGCTGTACTCGCCAATAATCATGGCCAATCCCCGAATACCGATTGAGTCCGTATTCGAAGCGGGGCTTGAACTCGCAATACCGATTCTTCAGATCGATCTCGCCCAAACAAGCAATCTTCCGCCCTGGAAGCGATCAACATAGCGGGCGTTCAGGGGGATCGGAACCATGGCTGGAAGCGTTGCATATCCGGTAAGGGCGCCTCAGTGGATATTGACATATCAGGGCGTCAACATCAGCGCCGACATATCCCATATGATTCTCGGCATCACCTATACGGACCAGGTCGGCGGCTCCGCAAGCGAGATTGAGATCGCCCTTGAAGATCACGAAAAGCGTTGGCAGGGGCCGTGGTATCCGCAGCAGGGAGACGTGACCAATCTGCTGATGGGCTACCGCATGGAGCCGCTGTTGCCCTGCGGCGATTTTCAGGTCGATGAGATCGAGTTGGAAGGGCCGCCGGACGTATTCAAAATTCGTTGCCTGTCCGCTTACATAACTCCGGCGATGAGAACGCGCCGCAGCGCCGCCTACGAAGGACAGACCTTGCGGCAGATCGCGGGCGCGATCGCCGGCGTATACGGGCTGGAACTCGTGAGCGCGGAAGCCAGCCCCGATGTGACATATGCGCGAGTCACGCAGCGGCACGAGACAGATCTTGAATTTCTGCGCCGCCTGGCCGATGAGCAGGACTATGAGTTTTCCGTTCGCGGACGGCAACTGGTTTTTTATCCGCGGGCATCGCTGGAACAAGTCCCGCCGGCGATGACGATTGGACGCACGGACGTTTTGGCCTTCTCGTTCGCCAGCAAGACTCACCGGACGTACAAAGCCGCGCAGATCAACTATCAGCAGCCATCAACGAAACAAATGCTTTCCGGAGCCAGCTCGGCGGCGCCCAATCCCGCCGTATCAGACACATTGAAGCTTCACGCCCGATGCGAGAACTCCGCACAGGCGGACATCAAAGCGGCCGCGGCGCTTCATCGCGCGAACATGTTCGCGAGCAGCGCACGGCTTGAACTCCCGGGCTCCACGAGCTTATGCGCCGGAAATACGGTTACGCTAATCGGTTTTGGCGTCAGCGACGGCCTTTACATGCTGGAGAGCGCCCGCCACCGGCTAACCCGCAACAGGGGATACACAACCGAAGTCGGCGCGCGCCGGCTAAGCTGAATGAGCGGCGAAGGCATCGCGATGGCCGTTGGGGCGCGGTTCCACAACCGCGTGGAGAAACACACGATGTTCAGAGTAGGACTGGTGCAGGCGCAAGATATCGCGAAATGCGCGGTGCGCGTGACATTCCCGGATCGCGACCAACTGCGGAGCTGGTGGCTGCCGGTGATTGTTCCCAAAACGCAGAATGACAAGTTGTACTGGCTGCCTGATGCCGGGGAGCAGGTGGTCTGCCTGATGGACGAATACGACGAGGATGGCGCGGTAATTGGCGCGATATATTCCAGCGCTGACGCCACGCCGGTGCAGAGTCCGGACAAGTTGCATGTCGGATTCCGCGACGGCTGCGTCGTTGAATATGATCGGAGCAGCCACGCAATGGCGGTGAGCATTCCCAGCGGCGGCGTACTGACTATAGCGGCGAATGGAGCATCAATCAGCATCGACGCTTCGGGGGACGTAAAAGTCTCCGCAAGCGGCCAGATACAGCTTGGCGGCGGCGCTCTCAAGGGCGTTGCGCGGCTGGGCGACAGCGTTAACTGCCCGGCTGGAAGCGGAACCATCGTGAGCGCCAGCACGAGCGTGTACGCCGACTAGCTTCGGCCGCTCTGGCGAGCCGGGCAGGGCCCGATTCTCGCGCGGACACGATCAAACCGGGAGCTTCCAACAATGCCAAATGGCCCAGCCACTCTCGCGGATATCACTTCGGCCGATTGGTCGCTTGCGCTCGACACGCCGGGGCAGCCGGGTTCGGGTATAGGCGAAGTGGTGCAAGGCCCGGCCGACGTGAATCAATGCATACAGATAATACTATCCACTCCGAAAGGAGCCGACCCGCTGCGGCCCACGTTCGGCACGGATATATGGCAGTACATTGACTATCCGATAAACGCGGCCACGGCCGCAATCGTGCGGGAGGTGACGCTGGCGATAACTCTATGGGAGCCGCGCGTCACCTTGGTCAAGGTCACCTCGGCTCCGATCAGCGACGGCGGCTCGCAGTCCGGGGCTCGCATGAGCGTCGCGATAACGTGGCGGCTCAAGCTTGCCGGCGCGGCGCCGGCGACGGGCGGGGCGCAGACCACGACAGTGACCTTTCCGGCGGGAAATTTGGCTCTTTGAGAGCGATCGCCAGGCATGAGACGAACGCGGCCATGGCGGAGGCGCGGACATTGACGCGAAGGTGAATGAAATGGGTGCGGGACTTCCAACACTACCGCCGCCGGCATTCGTGAGCGATGCGGACGGCCTCGATCCGAACCTTATTCTAAGCGACATGATTTCGGCGTTTCAGGCCGCGGCGGGGCGGACCCTGCAGCCCGCGCAGGTCGAGAGGCTCCTGATCAATCTCTATGCGTACCGCGAATCGCTGGTGCGCAACGCGATCCAGTACGCAGGACAGCAGAACCTTCTCGCGTACGCGATATTTCCGATGATTGACTATTTGGGTCAATTGCTCGGCGTCGCGCGCCTGCCGGCTCAGAGCGCGACGACAATGCTGCAATTCTCCCTCGCGAACGCGCTGACGGTGGCGTACACGATTCCCGCCGGGACGCAGGCCGGCACGAGCGACGGCCAGTACGCATTCGCCACCAATGAAGCCATCACAATTTCCGCGGGCGCGTTGGTCGGAACCGCGCAAGCCAGCGCGACTGTTCCCGGCGCGGGCGCAAACGGCTACTTGGCGGGCCAGGTGAATGTGCAATTGAGCCCGAGCGCGCTGGTCGGATCGGTGACCAATACAACCGTGACCGCGGGCGGTTCGGCTCCGGAAACGGACGACCACCTGCGAGCGCGAATACAGGCTGCGCCGAACCAGTTCAGCGTCGCGGGCCCGGAAGGCGCGTACCGGTTTTTCGCGCTTGGGGCGAATCCCTCGATCGTCGATGCGCAGGTGGTTTCGCCCGCGCCGGGACAGGTAAGCGTCTATGCGTTGATCGGCCCGATCACGCAGCAGCCGGCGGCGGCGCCAAACAGCGCGGGAATCGCGGGACCCACGCTGCTCAATTCCGTTCTGACGGCGCTCTCCTCCGATTCAGTCCGGCCGCTAACCGACAGCGTCAACGCGCTCGCGGTGAGCGAAGTCGATTACCAGATCGACGCCGTGATCACCCTTTACGCCGACGCGGATCCGGCGGCGACGATGGCGGCGGCGAATCTTGCGGCGCAGAACTTCGCGATAGCTCTGGCGTCAAGGATTCAGCGCGACATCGTACCCAGCCAGATAATCGAGGCGTTATCCGTTCCCGGAGTTTACCAGGTGGGCCTCACTTCGCCGGCATATACTCAACTTGCTCCGGGGCAGTGGGCCAACTGCATCTCCATTTCGCTGACGCAGGCGATCGCAAGCATCAGCAGTTAATCATGAGATGAGTGTTCGCCGCGCCGTGCGGGCGCGGCTATCGGCGCGGTAAAAATGGCGCAACTGACGATTCAACCCTCAATTAACGATCTGCGCAGCCAGTCGCTGCTTCCGCTGATCGAGCGGCTCGGCGCGCTGGATCTCAGCGAGATACTGGTGTACCGGCTCGACTCCGCGCCGGATAGCGCGCTGCTGCTTCTGGCGTGGCAATTCGACATGCTGGCGCCGCAATGGCAGCTTGGCGCCAACCTTGGCGAGTCCATCGATGCGCTGACCGACATCGACGCGCTGACGGACATCGACACGCTGTCGTCGGCCGGCGGTATCGCCGGCCCGTCGGATTATGATTCCTGGCGGGCGCTGCTGAAGGCGGCGATCCCGCTGCATCGCACGCGCGGGACGCCGTTCGCGATCAAGGCCGCGCTTGCGGCGCTCGGATGGACAAGCGCAACTTTGTACGAAGGGCAATCGAGTTGGGGCGGCGCTTCGTATCCGGCGAGCGAGGGCTGGGCGGTATTCCGCGTACAGATAAACCTGACGGCGGGGCAGCCGGTTGGCGCCGGCGATCCGGCGCAAATCATCGGCGCGGTCAATTTTTTCAAGCCCGTGCGCGCGTGGCTGGACTCGCTGTGGTTCGCGGCGGCGCCGATCGACGACAGCGCGCCGGCTCCGCGGGATTTCCTCATATCCATTTTCAGCCAAGGCGACCCGGCTCCGGCGCCGACTGACGTGATCAGCGCGCCCGGCTGGATCGTGGCCGATATCAAAGTGACGGCGCCGGCGTACGACGCTCACTTCACGCATGGCGGATTGTCATACGGCGCCAATGAGCGAGCGGTGGCTGACTCGGGCGTGACTGTCAACGGCGCGGCGATTTCAGCCGAGGAGTAAAGACGGACGCAAAGCCGCGAAGGCAACGCATCCGCCGCCATCAAGAGGGACAAATGAGACCAAAGGGATTAGTCAGGCTGTTCAACAAGGGGCAACTACTATGGGAATGCGAGAATCTGTTCGTCAGCTCCGGGCTGCCGGCGCTGGCGAATCTTATCGCCGGAATCAGCGCCGGCCAGTATGTCACCGCGATTGGATTCGGATCGGGGACGGCCGCGCCGGCGGCGACCGACACAAGCCTTGGAGCGACGCCGGCGTATTATAACGCGATAGGAGCGCATAGTTTCCCGTCGTCCGGAGCGGTGCAGTTCAATTACTCACTCACGACGGCGGATTACGGCGCTAACGGAATCACCATTCAAGAACTGGGATTGTTCGCGAATTCGGCCGACGTGGGCATGCCGGCCGCCGCGGGCTCCTCCAATCCCGGATGGGCGGGCGCCACGGCGCACGCGGTGGGCGATCTGATCGTCGACGGCAATGGCAACGTCCAGCGCTGCACGACGGCGGGAACGACCGGGAGCGCGAGCCCGGCATGGGCGACCGCGCTGAACGCCACAACCAGCGATGGCGGCGTGACATGGACGCTGGTCGCGTTTCATTCCGCGCCCGCGCCGATGATCGCGCATGTGTCGGTGCCCGCATTCGCGTACACGGGCGCCGGCAATTACTCGGGCACATGGACACTCACTTTCTAGTATTATGCTTTTATTGCCAATGACTATGATTCCGGCGGGCGCGCAAGACGCCTGCAAGGTTCTTCGCCGCGCCCGGAACGGCAATGCGGTCGAAGCTATCGGGAGCGGCGGCAAATGATCACGCTAATCGACTCCGCGGAATTCACCGCGAACGAGATCTATCAAATCCAGCAGGCCGATCCGGTCGAGGGCGCCGCGATTGGGGCCAGCTTCAGCGGTATCGGGGTGAGCAATCAGCCGCATCAGCAGCTTGCGAACCGGACCGCGTTCCTGAAGCAGCGGCAGGATACGAATATAGGGAATATCGCGGTATTGCAGGCATTCGTGGCTGGATTCGCCGGGTCCCTGCAAACGAACGGGTATTTGAAGATTCCGATCGCGGATATCCAGCGCGGCTCGGTCGCCGCGATCATACAGTGGGGCTTCTATCCGCTCTCTCAGGCGAGAATCGCGAACGACACCGAATACATGGTGACCTGGCCGATCAAGTTTCCGACGGCGATACTTATTCCGCCGTTCGCGGCGAATTACTACTTCAAGACTAATGGCCTCAACCTGGTGGTGTCGCCAACGGCCTATTCGACCGGCGGCGCGACCTTCGTGCTCGACGTTCCGGGATCTGCGGCGGCGGCGAACGGCGGCGCGCTGGGGCCGGAGATAACCAACGGGTTCTCGTGGCTGGCGATCGGCTTTTAGCGGATGCGCGCGCCGGTTGGAGCGAGCGGGAAGATGCCAGGCGTCCCGCGGCGGCCTATTTGGAATCCTTTGGCGCAGGCGGCGCGGCCGGCGGATTGGCGGGTGCGTCAGCGGGATTGGCGTCGGTGATAACCGAACCCGCGGCGGTGAGGCCGACGGCGGCCGCCGCCGCGGTCGCGGCGGCCACATTGCCAATCTGGCCTCCGGACTGTGGCTGGGTAGTTCTGGAGGCCGGCGGCGGCGTGGCGCCTGACGGCGCCGGCGACCCGCCCGCCGCGCCGCTGGAATCCGGCTCGGGTTCGTTTTGGATCGACGGCGTGCCCTGCGCCGCGAGTTTGAGGCGCGGCTCGCGCTTGATGGCGTCGACCAGGCGGCGCGCGATTTCGTCCGAGGTTTGCACCGCGTTGAGAAGCTGCGCCGGATACCGGATCGCCAGTTCGATCCCATTGGCGCCCACCTGCAAACGGCTTTGCGGACGCGGGGTCTCAATGCGAATATTGAGTTCCCGTTCAACGCCGCGGTACTCGCGCTGAATGGAATCGCGGTAGCGGGCGAACACCTCGTTGACGACTTCCACGAGACGCTTCTCGGCAAGACGGAAGTCGCAGTCCGGCGCAAGCGTCAGGCGCAGTTCGTTCCAGATGAAATTGGCGCCCGGCATCTGCTTGTAGAAATTGCCGTTGGATTGAAAAACGATCGAATTGGGAAAGACCGCGACGCGTCCGGTCGGCTGGCGGCCATAATCGTCGCCGCTCAGTTCCATCAATGTCATTTTGAAGAGGCCGATTTCGAGCACGTCGCCGTTGACGCCGGTGATCTGGATGCGATCGCCGACGCGGATGCCGAAGCGTCCGCTGAGATAAAAATATCCGGCCAGCGACATGATGACGTTCTGGAGGGTCAGCGCGATGCCGGCCGCGGCAAAGCCCATCACGGTGGCGAGCGCGCCGAGTTCGTTGGCGAAATCGAACAGCAGCACCAGCGCGACGATGACAATAACGATGATGCGGCGGAGCTGAAGCAACTGATAGCGGCGCTGGAGATCGTGAACGTAGCGGAAGGCGAGCTGACGCCAGACCAGAGCGCCGATGAATACCGCCCCGAGCAGAATCGCAAGTCCGCCGATC